GTGCAGCGGGCTTTTCCTCGGGATCGGCCTTGACCTTCACCTTTTTTGCCACGCCGGCCTCGATAAGGCGTTCGCCTTCATCTTCGGCCACCTGCAGCGGCGACTCTTCGGGGCGGCGCAAGACGCCGCCGATCAACGCGGCGGCGAGCAGATTGACTGTGATCAGCTTCATGGTTCGAACCTCTCGAAATGGAAACGGCGCGACTGTCAGGTCGCGCCGCTCAAGGGTTGGTGGGGGATGGTCGGCTTACTGACCGGGGTTTTTGTAAAGCCCGCGCCAGTTGATCGCTTTGCCGACATAGTCGAGGCGGCCCTTCCATTCGGTGCCGTCGACGTCGAAGCCCTCGCGGGTGTCGAGGAATACTTCCTCCTGACCCTCGAGATAGCCGGCGACGATGCCCGACAGCCGCTGGTCGGCGGCAAGGAACCACTGGTTCCCCGTGATGCGCGGGTCGACGATGGCTTCGAGCTTGCCCGCAAAGGGGTTCACCTTGGCGGTATCGGCGGCGACGATCGCGGCGACCAGCTGCTCGGCCGCGGTCTGCTGGTTCGGCCCGACGATCAGATATTTCGGGAAATTCCCGCTGATCCGCTTACCGCCCTCACCGGTCTGGTTTGCCATTGCCGCGCGACCGGCACCAATGCTGTCGATCGTGATCGCGGTGCCCGTGCCAGCCAGGTTGCCGTGGCTCGAATGGAACAGCGCGACAGTGTCGTACATCGTCGGGTTGCCGGTCAGGATCGCGTAGATCGTGTCCGATTCGTGCTCGGCGCCCAGACGGCCCAGCTCTTCGGGGATATTCGCGAAGATGCCCAGGTCATCGTTGATGATGGCCTGGCGGGTCAGCGCGAAGATGCCGCCATAGGTCGACAGCTGCATCGTGTCGCCGAAGTCGCTAGCGGTCAGGCGCTTGAATTCGCCGTTTTCGGCCACCAGCAGAAACGGCGACAGCGCGGCGAGGCCAGCGAGCGAAGCAGGCTTGAAGTCCTTCAGCGTGGCGCGCTTGGTAAAGCCCCAGAAGGTCTGCTCGGCTGCGGCATAGCCCTCGACCATCGCCTTGTTCGCCGCGTTCTTCAGTGCGGTGCCGAAGTCGCTCGTGCCATGAGCCCCGAAGCGGCAGGCCGCGACGAAAATCTCTTCCTTGCGCATGCCGAGCGTCCGCTGGCCATTCTGCTCCAGGAAGAAACGCGAGACAGCTTCGATACCCATGCCGCGGAACATCCGGGCATCGGCATCAACCTCGGAAGGGCGCTTTCCGCGCGACAGGATCGCGCCTTCGATCGCCCGCATGAAGGGTTCACCGCTTGCGACGGGATCGCTGACGCGATTCGCGCCGTTGATCGGCGCAGCATTGCGCTTTTCCTCGAGCTTGGTCGTGACCGCGTCCGTGAGCTCGGCCTCGGTCATTGCCTTTTCGCTGTTGCGGGCGACGAGCTCGAGAGCGAAATCGGCGCCGAGATCGCTGCGGGTCACGACGTCCTGGATGCGACGCGCGGTGACCGTAGCCGGAGCAGGCGGCACCGCGCGCTGCTCGTTCGCAGGCGTTTCAACGACGGGGGCGGCCCCCGCCTGGATTTCGTCTTCTTCCATGTCATTGTTCCTCGACTGTGCGGCAGGGGCGCCGCGAATGATGCAGGGGTGGCCTCCCTGCGAGGCATCTCGCGATCGCGCCTGCGCGCCGGCGTCTGCCGGCACGGGCACGAAACTGATTTCAGTGGGTTCCCAGTCGTCGGCGCGCATCACGGTGCGCTCGCCTTCCTTTTCGATCCGGGTGTATTGGTGGACCATGTAGCCGATCGAGATGTTGCGGATATGGCCCGCGATGATCTTGTCGGTGATGTCGCGAACATCGTCGGTGTCGGCGAGCCGCACTGTGGCAATGCCTTTGCCCGCCTCGATTCGCGCCGAGCCGGGAACGACCGACCCGATGACCGATCGCAGCTGCCAGCTGTCGTGGGTGTCGAGCAGCGCCGCGCCCGCGTTCAGGCGTTCAAGGCGCACCGCGTCCGGCTTCATCGACAGCTCTTCGCTGTAATATTCGCCATCCCACCAATCGAACCGCATCACCGCAGCACCGGTCGACCAGACGACATCGAGCGTGCGATCGGCTTCGTTATACGAGGAAGGCCGCATTTCTGCGGCCCTCGACATACGCTGCGCGGTGACTTGCTCCGTCGTCGACGGATCGTCGATTACGTCTTCATCCACCCTTCTTCTCCTTGTCGGCCGCAACGGCATCACCGTCTGCGGCATCGGTCGCGGCCTGCCGTTGCCCGAATTTCAGCCCCAGACCGGCCTCGAACGCATCGTCGGCCGCGCGCTGCTCCATTTCCTGCTCGTAATTATAGCCCCGCTCGCCGACGAGGCGGCGGCGGCTGATCAGCCCGGCATCCATTTCGGCGGCGCGGCCTTCGGCTTCCTTCTTCGGATCGACCGATTCGAAGGCGGCGGGTGTCCACTCGATTGCATAATCGCGCTTCGCGAATACGCCCGTCTGATACCCATCCTCCAGAAACCACTCCCAGATGCGATCCAGCATCATCGGAATGATCAAAAGCCACTGTAAACGTCCGCAAAAGCGCTGAAATTCCAGCGATCCGGCGCGATAGCTCGAATAATTCACGTTCGACAGGTCGCCGGTTCCCTGCTCGTAAGGGACGCCGACCCCGGCAGTGGTTCCCAACAGCACCGCACGGGTGAATTCTCGAATATCCGCTACCGCCTTCGGCTCGCCGAACTTGACGTCGTCACCGGGCCGCAGCCGCTCGATCATGCCCGGCTCGAACGCTTCGATATCGAAGCCCAGGTCGGTCTGATCCTCGGTTTCGGCCCCCGCGACGGGATTTTCCATCGCATATTCGGCACTGGGTGTGATGAAGGCCGCGAAGCATGCCTCGATCTTCTTGCGCACGACCTCGGCGTCGAAATAGTCGTCGAGATCCTGCAGGCGGTCGATCACCGGCTCGAACAGGCTGCGCCCGTGCATCTGTCCGACGAATTCGCGCCGGAACAGGTGGATGACGTCTTTCGCGTCGAAGCTGACCACGTTCGATATCGTGGTCAGCGCGCCCAGCCCGCGCACGGGACGGAAATGATATTTGGTCGGGCGACCGTCGGCGTCGTAATCGATGCCGTTCCCGCCGTTGCCAAGCCCGCTGGCGAGCATGCCGCCATCGAGTATCTGCAGACGGGTCGGAATGACCGCGCCTTTCTCGAACCGCCGCACGATAAAGCTCTCGGCATCGACCAGCATCGTGCCGATCGCGAGATCCTGCAGCCCATAAAAATCGAGTTGGCCAATCCAGTCCGCGCGCTTGATCCACGCCGCCCAGCTGTCACTTACCTTCTTCGGCACGCCCTTTTTCGGCGTGCCCGTGATCCCATAGCCGACCAGATTGTTCAGCAGCGTCTGCAGCGCCTTCGCTGCATAGGGATTTTTCGTCACCAGACGGCGGATGCGCAAGCGATCATACTGCCGCAGCGGCATCGCACCGCGCACGCGGCCCGTGTTGATGTTCCAGTCGCGGTCGCGGTCGAGATCGCCGGCGTAGCGCCGCTTCGACCGCTTCGCGACCTGATCCTCGACGCGTGACAGGCGTGCGATCGTGATCCGTGCCTGCGACCGGCGCAACGCCGTCTGCGGCGCGACCGCCGCAAGCCCGCGTTCGAACCAGTTCACCGGCGACGCCCGAACCGGGCAACGACGGTGCGCCGCGGCGCGACCTGACTGCTCGCCTCGGCAAGCTCGGCTTTCATCAACGTCCGCAGCTTCGTCATCTCGCCGAGATCCTGGAACTCGCGCGATCGACCATCGGCGAAGGTCACTTTCTTGACGCCGCTCGACATTGCCGCGTCGAGGCGGTCGAGATCGCTTTGCTGCCAGGCCATGTCCTATTTCCGTTTGATCCATCCGCGCTTGCGGACGCTGTTGGCTCGCCGCGGCGCGGACCGCGTCGCCACTGCGGCAACGGGCTCGGCGGCTTCGGCTATCTGTTGTTCATCGTTGACCGCGGGCGCCGGCAACACCGACACGCCCGACTTCGGCCAGATGACGCGATAACCCTTTGGCACCCAGCGCATGTCGGTTCGCGACTGGGCGAACGGCGGCTTCAGGAGCGCCACTTCCCCCTGCACCAGATGATCGAGCGTTTCGTTCCGCGCCCTGATCTTCTTCCATTTTCCGTCGACCAGCTCTTCCGCGGTCAACTCGTCGAAATATTCATCGGGCAGATCCTCGGGGAAGTGGACATAGCCCGGCCCCGGTGACTGTCGCCGCAACCGCGCGTCGATCATATTCTTGATCGCGTGGACGTTCGGAATCCACAGTCGCGCGCTGCTGCGCTTTGGTCCGCTCTTGCCTTTCTGGTCGGCAAACTGCCCCGGCGGCATCAATTTGCCCTTGGGGTTCGAACCGCCCTTCATCAGCGTGATGCGCGAGGGGTGGACCCCCAGCGCCCGCGCCGCATTCCAGAACCACTTCGCGCCCTCGGTCGCCTGATCGCCCTTGCGGTCGCTGCCGCCGGTGTCGACGACGATCGACAGGATCGGCGCATATCCGACCGGCTTGCCATCTTCGCCGAGCTCGGCGAGCGGCAGTTTGCGGTCGAACAGGCCGAGCAGAACCTTCCAATGCTCCTTGTGGACGAAGGGCGCGACCTGCGTCAGCCCGTCGTCCAGCACATCGATCGGGAAACGATCGATCAGCCATGTCTCGCGATCGGCGCCACTGCCGATCAAGGCGACCTCGAACCGGTCGTGCTGCACGTCGATGACGGCGTTCACGACCGACGGCCCGCGCGGGACGGTGCCCCGCTTCCATCCTGCTTCCCGTCGCGAGCGCAGGATTTCAGCCTTCACCGGCTCTTCGCCCGAAAGCTGCGAGCGATAATTCTTTCCGCCGCGCACGTTGCGGAAGGTGCGAAGCGGACCCTCGTCCTGCCGCGCTTCCCATGCTTCGAGTGCTTCGTGCCACTGGCGCGCCAGCGATCCCCAGCTCGTGAACGACAGCAATCCGCTGCGCCGAAACGTTCGCCGACGCTTTCCGCGTTCAGGGTGCGCCGCGACGAATCCTCGGTTCGGCAATGCGGCGCAGCTCGCCAGCAACGCGTGCCGATCTTCGGGCAGCAGGATGCAGCCATTCTTCGGGCAGACCACATGCGCCGACTGTTCGGCGATTTCCGAACTGCCGCGCTCGAATTTCAGGTCGTCGATCTCGAACCACGACCGCTCGCCGCAATGCGGGCATACCGGTTCCGGATGTTCGTCGGTCCCCGAGGCGATGAATGCCTCGATTCCCCCGCCATCGTCGTTCGCCGGGCTCGACGAAATCAGCTTCGTGTCGCGCCCCTCGAACGTCGTCTGACGTCCGCTCAGCAAACCGATCGCATCGCCCTGACCATCGATATCGCCGGGAAACTGGTCGTAATCGTCCAGCCACCCGCGCGGCACCGGCCTCGCGCGAAACTGCGATCCGACCGGCCATATGCTCGTCAGCAACATGCCCCTGAATTGCTTCAGAAAGATGTTGTCGGCATTCGTCGTCGGCAGCAACTGGGCCTTCAAAACCGGCGTCGTCCCGATCAGGTGATTGATGCGGCGGACGACGAAGTCCTGCATCAACGCCTTGTCGGGCTGGCAGACCAGCATATCCGCCGGATCATGCTCGATCGACCAACCGATCCACGCCTCGCCGATCAGCGACTTGCCCGCCTGGGCGGGCCCCATGTCGCCGACCTCGGCCGTTTCCGGATCGCTCAGCGCGTCCATGATCTCGGCCAGGAAGGGCAGGGCGGCGGGGTCGTAACCCGTCATGAACCGCTCAGCCCACTGGCTGACCGTCAGATGCGCTTTCGGGCGAAGCATCGGCGCGAGCCGCGCAAAAAGGCTATAGCCCGTTTCCATCGGCGGGATCGGTGCGATCTGTCGATGCATCATCCTCGCCATCCTCGGCGGTGGCGATATTCGCCTGGTCCGCCAGTCGTTCCATGTCCTGCGCCAGCGCGAGCTGATCGGACGTCATCACCGCCTCGATCGCCGCAAGCTGCTCGCGCGTGAATTCGGCCCGCTTCGTCAGCCGGCCAGTGAAGCTGCGTCGCTGCTGGTCCATCTTGACCAGAAAGGCCGACAGCGCTTGCTCTACGCTGGCCTTGTCGATCAGCTGGCCGCGTTGCGTCGCCACCTTGATCGCGAAAAGCTCTTCCTCGAGCACCGCTTTGCGCTCGGCCGCCGACAGCCCGACCTCGGTCGGTGTCGACAGGCTCTGGCCGCCGAGCAGGCCCAGCGCGAACTGGCGCACCTGACTGGCGCGCTCGCGGGCCGCTTCTTCTTCGCGGGCTTGCAGGTCGCGGACGAACTGGAACGACGCGCCCAGGTCGAACTCATAACCGACCCCGCGATCCCCGCGCTTCAGCACGGGAAAATCGTCATGCTCGGCGAGCAGCTTTTTCAGCGTCGGCTCGCTCGGCATGCCCGGCATCGCAGCCAGTTCGCCCAGCGTTCCGATCAAACGTGTCGCCGCGGCGTCAGTCACCGTCCGAAATCCGAACAAAAACAAAAGCCTGCCGAAAAATCCGGCGCATTCACACGCACTGCCCCTTCGGCCCCCGTATATGCGGGGTGTCCGGGAAGGACCCGAAGGGGTAGGGGGTGACCGGCGGGGCGGCGATGGGCGCCGGGGTCGCAATCCTGCGCCGAGGCCCGTTCACGGGACAGACCCGCACGCCCCGCCAGTCTGATTTCCAGATAGCCGAATTGGGGCGCGAGGCGGACACCCTTTATTTTCGCCATGTCGGATTCTAGATATTGACGCATTCTAGGTACGCAATCCTGCGGCTTTGCGGGCATCTGCACTGCAATTCAGATGTTGAGCGATCCCGTACAGGGCGCGATTATACCGCTTGCGCAGGCCCTCGGTGCCTCGCTCCATCCCCATCGGTCGCAGTAAATCCTTGAAGCCCGGCGACTTGTGCCCCGTCCGCGCCATCTGGGCGACCGCAAGTGTGACAAGGCGGCGATGCTGTTCGGGCACGAGTGCGAGCCACGAAGATATCGCATCGCGTCGAGCCACCTCGGCACGGCTGAGAGGTGCGGGCCTGATCGGCGCATCCTTGTCGACCTCTGGGCCATAGAGATCGCGGTCGGCAAGCTCCCACGGCCCGTCCTTCCCGAACCCCAGCCCGATCTGCATGCTCGCGTAGCCCGACCCGCTAATCTTGATGCTGCGTCCACCGGGCCCAAGCTGTCCGGGCGTGCGCCGCCACAGGTGCATCGCTTCGACCAAAGCCTGCTCGACGTCATCAAACGTCACCATATCCCGCACATTCACCATTGGAGATACCCTCCCTCCATAGAAACCCCCGTGGAAGGACGGCCCTTCCGCCCTTGCGCTCCGATATTCTCTTTCATTTTCAATGCCCTGATTATGTTGACCTGATGAAATGGAAGGAGTGGAAGGACATATGACCCTGATAGCGCGCCTGCGCGCGCCCGCACCCGCATATGGGGGAGAGGGCGAATTCTCCTTCCGCTCCCTCCAAAGCCGCAAGAAAGCTGGCTGCGCGCCTCCTTCCACGGTGTAAACGCGGCCCTTCCACGGAAGGACGCCTCCTTCCATTTCCGACCGCCAAAGCGGGGGTGCGGGGGCGGATCAATAGTCATCGAGGGGATTATATCCGGGGTCGTAGCCCACGATGGTCGCGCGGAAATCATCGTCGGCCGCCGCCGATCCGTCGCCGAACTTGCCCGACTGCACTTCCTCGATCGTGGCCGTGGCGACGATGTCGATCCACCAAACGCCGTTCGACGTGATGCGTTCGTACCCGCGATCCTCCATCGCCTTGGCAAAGCCCTGCGGCTGCCACTCGCCCCCGCCCGTCGCTGCGACCCAGGCCTTGAACAGCTCGAACAGCGCGGATGACCGTGTTCGGTCATCCTTGCCCCCGCCGGGCCGATCCTCGGTGCAATCGTGCAGGAAGCGGCCGAGCTGGTCGCTCTGGTCGCGATATTTCTCGGTCGCGGCGCGGATATTGTCGCTCTCGATCAGCCCGTTCAGCTTCAGGTCGATCAGCCCGCGCAGCATATGGTTGAAAACCCCCGACGCCTCGGCCTTCAGCTTCGCCGGCAGGCGGATGTCGATCTCGCTGTCGGGAATGCGCACCGTCCACGGGACCAATCGCACGCGGCCCCAGATGCCGTCATCGTGTCCGGTGATCTTCGGGCGATAATTGCCCTGCGCGGTCAGCTTGAACGACGGCAGGAAGTCGAAAAACCCCTTGTTCAGGTGCCGCGCGGTGATGACCTCGCCGCCCGTGACCTCCTTGATCAACCCCTCGGCCAGCTTCGCGCCCTTCTCGGGCTCGCTGGTGCGCAGAAAGCGCACGCCGGGCAGGCGCGCCATGTCGGGGGTCGCGTCGCCCCCCTTGCGCTTGCTGGCCTGCTCGAGGAAGCTGTCGAACTTGATCACCATCGCATATTCGCCCAGCAGCGATGCGACGGTATCGACCCAGGTCGACTTGCCGTTGCGGCCCTTCCCCCAGAAAAACGCCATCTTGTGATAGGTGATGTCGCCGGTCGACGACAGGCCCGCCCACTGGTGCAGGAATCGCCGGTCGGCCTCGTCGGGCATCACCCGCGCGAAGAACGCGTCATATTCGGGGCAATCGGCCTTCGGGTCATAGATGACGTTGGCCACCTTGGTGATCAGGTCGGCGCGATCATGGTCGTCGCGCCGCACCCGATACCCGCCCTTTTCGGGCGCGCATTTTTCCAGCCGGATCGTGCCGTTCAGCACGTTGATCGCGTCGCGATCGGCGTCCAGCTGGTCGGCGCGCACCAGCGTCGTCTCGAAATTCTGCACCAGCGCGGGGATCGCCGACAGCCGCGACTTGCTCTCGCTCGCCTTGGCATGGTCGCGGATCGTGTCGCTGAACAGCACTTCGTCGCGGCTGTTCGTCGCCGCCTTGACCTGAAAATCCATCGCCGTTTCGGCCTCGGGCGATCCGGGCGGCGCCTGGTCGAGTCGGCCGCTCTTCTGCACATGCGCCGCCTCGTTGCCGATCGCGCGCACGGTCAGATAGACCGCCTGCATCACCTCGCCGGGCAGCTCGTCCTTTTCCGACGTCAACAGCGCCCATCGCTTCGTATCCCATTTCAGCCAGCCGACGTCGGGGCAAAAGCGGAACAGGTCGCCGAATCGCGCGCGGAACCGCTCGGCATTGCCCAGGTCGGTCTGCGGCAACAGGGCGCAGAAACGATCGCGGTCGGGATCGGGCCGGGTAACTTCACCGGCGTGCGCCTGTCGGTCGCGGCCGCGCGCGGGGTGGGGCTTGCCCGACGCATTCCCCTTCATGGTGTCAGCCGGCTGGAGGCTGCGGCCTTCGGCCTGCCGCGCCCCTGCCTTGTCGCGCTCGACGCCCGCATGGGGCGGGTCTATCTTCAACGGTTCGACCGGATGGAGCGCGCGCCGATGATCGTGCCGGCCGACGCGGTTCCGACCGATCTTGCACAGGGGGCCGCCTGCCTGACCGGTGATGCGGCGGACAGGCTGGCCCTGGGGCTGGGCCTGCCGGTGCGTAGTGCGTCCTGTCCGCTGGCCCATGCCATGGCGCAGATCGCGGCGGCACGTCCC